ATTTCTTGACTCTGCGGGTCTTCACAAATATATTGCCTCTCTTGAAGCACTGGGGAGTCGTCCAATGGCAGGACATACGGCTCTGGACCGTAGAATTGGGGTTCAAATCCCTGCTCCCCAGCCATTCGTTACCATTTTGTGAACCCAAACCGCCCAGATCCGCCCTGTAAGTAATTAATATTTCTTTTTCACCTATGTAAATACCCACCAGAAACGCCCGAAGAAAAGAGCGCGTTGTTTTGACCGGCGCTTCGCTCAACATCTCGACCAGGGCGGTCCGGAACTCAACATAATCGATTGCCTTCGGAGCAAGCTTATTTTCCGGTTCTAATTCGTCGCTCAGTTTTGAGATTATCGTTTCCTTCTGGGCAGATAATTCGAGAAACCGGTCTCGAATGTCGGAACTGTCAACGCCGATTTCGATTGCCTGCAATATGTTTTTTATTCTCCGCTCGACGTCTTGAAGGCTTTTTTCAAGGCGTTTTTTCTCAGACTTATTCCGAGTTTTCAGTTTTTCGTTGACGCGTTCGGCCAGCCGGACAATCCGGTCAATATTCGAGTCAGACAATACGTGAGAGAGGATTTTTTCGAGGAGGAACTCTTCGAGTTCTTCGGCGGGTAGTTTTCCGATGGAGCAGGACTTCTCAGGACAACCGAAATAATAGTATAGCTTGCCGGTGTGAGAAGTGCCGCCCGAGAGTCGCATTCTCCGATTGTGTTTGGCGCAATACAATAATCCGGAGAATAGCCACCTGCTCGACGTTTTTTTTACTCGACCCCTATCTCTATTCGAACGCTCATTTTGAACCTTGTCCCAGAGGTCTCTTGTGAGAATAGGAGGGCAGTAATTCTCTATTATTAGAGTGTCGTTTTGAGTTCGAGTATTTCTTTTGTGGAGACCGTAAGTCCGCCCGAATACCTTTTGACCGATATAAAGAGGGTTTGAAATTATGGACTCGACCAGACGCCGAGAGAATTTTCGTTTCTGCCTATTCCGATACCCATTTCCGTCGAGGTGATTTACGATCGCGGTATATCCAAGACCCTCGGAATACAGCTTAAAAATAAGTCGAACGGTCTCCGCTTCGTCGGAGTGTATTCTCAGGACACTATGTTTCCCGCCACCAGCGTCGAACACTTTTTCGGTATAAAACCCATAGGGAACACCGCCGCCCGTGAAAAACCCCTTTTTCGCCGCCTCGATCATTCCCCGCCTTGCCTGCCGAGATAACGCCCTCGAATAGTATTCGTCGAACAGTTCGAGAATGCCTTCGAGAACGAAGCCGGACTCGCTTTCGCGGTCGATGTTCTGGGAGACGAAAAGAATGGACACACCGGCACGGCGGAGGAGTCTTTTGTAAACAATAGCATCCTCGCGATTTCTCGCGAACCGAGAAGTGTCATAACAAATAAACGCGCTTATGTCGTTTTCTTTTGTTCGAACATAATCAATAGCTTCGAGGAATGCCGGTCGGTCGTCGGTCCTTGCAGACTCGCCAGCGTCAGTAAAAACGCGGACAACTTTTATCCCTTGCTTCTGGGCGTATTCTCGACAGAGACGATCCTGCGAAGGTATCGATAAATTCTGGGCGGCCTGCCTATCCGAGGACACTCTTAGATAGAGAACCCCCTTTTTGAGTTTTGTTTTTGGCATTGTTGCTTTCCTTGTTAGGTTGGTAGTGTTCTAAAAACATCAGAAGATTTTTGCATTCCGAAATGGTCGAAACCGAAAGAATATACTCGACTCGAGACAGTAGTCGTTCGAGACATACCGCATATTCCTTGGATAACGAAGCGACTCGGAGAGACGAAAACCGGAAGATTAAATTCTCCGAGAGATCGACGTTCATTAATTCGTCAACTGTAATCTTGAAGCCGAGATACGATTTGACAAATTCGACGATCATGTTCGCCTTTGTCCTTGCCGGTAGATGTCCCGTTTCCCAGCCAGCGATTGTTCGCCGAGATATTTCTAACGTCGAGGCAAAATCCGCCTGCGAAAACCTCTGGGTGTAGTCGAGACTCCGAGTCATAATCCAGCCGGTCATGAGCCTAATCAGAAGCATGTTTTTAGAAAAGAATTTCCCCTTATCCATCGCAAACCCCCTTTGTATAAGGATTAAAAAAATTCACAAAAAATGCAAAAAACCCCTTGACATTTGTAAAAACAGGCTTATATTTGCATTTGAAGTTAAGTATTCGTTCTTTACTCAAAACATAAACAAAACCGAGGGCAGTGCTCGCAACACTTACCCTCGGAACGATGAGTAAACCAATAACCGTAGGAGGCTTACTCGTGTCAGAAGATACGAAGAATATTGCTTTTGTCAAGACGCACATCGATTCACTCCGTTGTAATCATTGGAGCTTTGCCAGGTCTCAGGCATACCGCGAAACCCGCGAACCTTATTTCCAAACAAATGAACAGCTTGCGCGAAAAGTCTCTGAACTTCTCGGACGGGACATAAGCAGGGAGTCTCTGTATTACTACTGGAGAAGTAATTCTCTGCCGGACGATCTTGCTCAGGCGCTTTGGAGTTTGCTCGGACAATATCTGACCCCCTTCCTTCCGGAATAATGAAAATCCGAGATAAATTTACAGTCAAATATGCAAATAGTCCAGACGCGGAAACGGTTGTCTCAGCTATTGCTAATCTATTAATAGAGACTAATTCTGTCGATATTCTGGCAGGTTTGGCTATCTGTTCTAATTGCAATTCTAACAATACGAATATTTTTGAAAATGTCAAGTTAGATGAAATAATTGGAGAAGGAGTCCGATGAATAACAGGCTTAAATCGATACTACCAACAGGAGATATTTCGGCGAAAGATATATTGCCGGAAATCAGAGAAGCACACGCCAAAGCCGATATGATCCGCGCTCGGCGGGAATATCGTAAGGCAAAAAGAAAAATGAAACTCGCAACACAAAACCGTAGGAGGTTATCATGTCGTTCGTAAAAGCTCAAAGAAACAAGGCGTTTCTCCGCGCCGCGATTTTCGGACCGTCTGGTTCGGGAAAGACCTATTCCGCGCTTCGAATAGCATCCGGAATGGTAAAGGAGACGGGAGGAAAAGTCGCTGTAATTGACACCGAAAGAGGAAGCGCTTCACTATACGGAGCGGAGTTCGATTTCGATGTCGCTACTTTACAAGACTTCTCGCCACAGCAATATGTCCAAACAATAAACGAGGCGGCGAAAGCCGGTTATGATGTTTTGATAATCGACTCGCTGTCTCATGCCTGGGCGTGGATACTCGACTTCGTGGACAAGCGAAAGTCGAAATACGGCGGGAACAAATGGTCTGCCTGGTCGGACGGAACTCCGATACACGACGCCCTTGTCCAATCGATATTGACATATCCTGGGCACGTTATCGCGACAATGAGGTCAAAAACACAATGGGAAGTGCAACAGGAGAATGGGAGGTCGAAGCCCCAGAGAATAGGCACGTCTCCGATACAAAGGGACGGAACGGAATACGAATTTTCCCTTGTGTTATCGATGTCTCCAGATCATGTCTGCGAAGTCGCGAAAGACCGGACGCACAAATTCCAGGACAAAATGATTGAGAAGCCAGGCGAACAATTCGGGAAAGAGTTAATCGATTGGTTGAACGAAGGCGAAGGAGATCCGGTTGTCGAACAGCCTGCCTCGACGCCTGCGCCGATAACACCGGAGGAAAACAATACCCATGCCGGAGACGCGAAGGAACTCGAATTCCGGAGGAAAGCCCTTCGGAAGATGCTTGTAAATCAACACGGCAAAGAACACGCCATCGAAGTATTCAAGGAAACTGCCAAAAAGTATTCGATGGACTACGGACAACCAGCGCCGAAAGACCTCGACGCGCTTAACTCCGTTGACGAACTCGATGAGTTTTTATCGGTTTACAATGGATTATACGAAATGGAGGGGAAGTAATGTCCGGCTTTAATATGCCACCAGGGGCGACCGTCGCTCAGATACCTGGGAACACTCCAGAGGACGAACTTCTCTACGATTTAGAGCAAAGGCTAAAAAGGGATGCTTGCCGGTATTTCTCAGCCGAGAAACTCGCCTCGACCATAATAGACCACCTCGCTGAACTCGGAACATTTAACGAATGCTTCGATCCAAACGAACCGGACCGAGGTTATGAGGATATGTTCGGGAAACTAAGCCGAAAGATTGAACGAGGATTATAACAATGATCGCCGCGGGTGAATATAACGGATATTGCAACCCCGTATTCTCCGAAAGGAAGCCGGTGAAATTCCGGACTCGCGGCGAACAATAAAACAAAGGAACACCATGAAAAAGGATTTTAACGTTGACAAGGAAATTCAAGAACTCGCGGTCATGAGACTTCGGGTAATTAGACGAGAAGAGACAATCGATAACCTTCGACAGTCGTTAAAAAAGACTCCGCTGGGGAAGTCTTTAGCTCTGAATGAGGCCGCCCTTCAATCGGAAAAAGATGCCTTGAACGAAGCAGAGCGCGATGTCAGAGCGAACGTCGAAGAGTATTTCCGGAACACCGGAGACTTGAACGCGCACCCAGCGGTTACGATACAGCAAAGGACAGTTCTGGAATACGATGAGAAAGAAGCGATAACCTGGGCGGAGTCGGTCGATGAAAAGATGGTCAAAAAAGCCCTTGTCAAGACCATATTCAATAAAACCGCCAAAGCCTTGAAACCGGATTGTGTCGAGATAAAGAAAGAACCCAGAGCAACAGTCGCCTCAGACCTTATGCCGTATGTCCCGAAGGAAGAGACCGAGACCGAGGAGGTGGGTTTCTAATGAATAACTCGCTATTTCAAAAGGCGACCGAAATACAGGAAGAAATCGAAATCCTAAAAACCGCTAAAACGAAGATCGAAAAAGACCCTTGCCCACCGCATATGTCTTTCCCGAACACCGGCCAGGTGAATTTCCTTCACATACCGGAACCGGTTTGGAACAGGGCGAAAAGGGTTTTGCTCGAAAACATAGACCAAGAAATCATGAAACTCGAAGCTCAATTCTCGCAACTATAAAGGAGACCAATATGGATAACGAACTACTCGACGCCGCGAAAATCTTAAAATCCTCTGCCAAACAACTGGAAGCCCTCGACGTTATGTCGGAGGTTATCCCATACGCTCTGTGTGGAGACGTGGACCGGATATCGGACTGGAAGAACTTAAAAGCAAACGTTGTCGAGTTCATTAAGTCCGAGGCGGATACCGCCCTTTCGACAATCCAAGCCTTGACGCAGGCGGACAGCAACCAGCAGGAAATACCTTTCCCGACAGAGAAAGACATGATCGAAACCGCGAGACAATACCAAAAAGGAATGCAGGATATTGTGGACAGAGACAATTCCGGAATTGAGAAAATAACCATCAAGGTCGGAGACTCCGATCCGGTTACCGTCGCCGAGAAAAAACCAGACGAACCGGACGAACCAGATCGATTAGTCTCAGCTTGTTGTCAATCCGGACTAAAGGCAGAGGGAAATCGATATATCTGTCTCGAATGCCTGGAATATTGCGACGTTACCACAAAACCCTAAAAACTGAAAGCAGGGAATATGTCTCGCCAGCGAATAATCAAACCGGAGTTCTGGGACGATGAAAAACTCGCGATGGTATCTCAGCCAGCCAGATTGACTTTTATTGCCTTATGGAATTTGTCGGACGACTACGGAGTCGTAAAGGGACACCCGTATTGGCTCAAAAGCAATATATACCCATACGACCACGATTTGACCTTTGAAAAATTCTGCGAATGGATCGACTCGCTTGTCGAGGGGGGATTTATTTCCCCCTTCGAGGCGGGAGGAGAGCAGTTTTTTCATATCGTAAACTTCGCCAAACACCAGTATATAAAGAACCCATCTGCCACACGAAACCCCCCGCCCCCCGATACCCAAACCACCGAGAACGGGAATAAAAACAACCCGACTACCGGAGGACTACCGGAGGACGGGGGAAGGGCTACCCCAGACCAACCGAAAACCGACCCCCAGGATAACCGCCCGAAAGAGAATAAGAAAGAGAATAAGAAAGAGAATAAGAATAATAGTCCGGAGCGGCTTGCCGACTCCGGACAATCGGACACCGAAAAGGTCGAAGAAAATGTCGAAGGAACGGACTACGTTTTTCCGCTTCGAGGCGGAGACGAATATGTTCTTCCAAAAAAGGATTTCGACGAATATGTCGATTTGTTCTCCGCGGTCGATGTCGATTGGACTCTTCGCCGGATAATCCAATGGAACAGAGACAACCCGCAGAGACAAAAGACTCGACGGGGAATTAAGAAGCATATAACAAACTGGCTCGAATCGGAGCATAACAAAGGCGGACGGTTTCGTTCTGCCAGACCAGAACCCCCGACAAGTAAGACGCAACAAAAACAAAGCGAAGACTTCGCAGAAATAATCGGAGGAAAGTAAAATGTCAAAAAAGGAATACCCGCTCAAATACGCGATGGAAGAAGCCGAGTATATTGTTCGACAATTCGAACCAGTAACAGAGCGAATAGATATCGCGGGAAGTATTCGACGCCGAAAGCCCTTTGTCTCAGATATAGAAATAATTGCCGAGATCATTCCCGCCTCAAAAAAGGCCGTTGCCTTCTGGGGAAAGGTTATTGATATGCTGGGCTATTGGTATCCGCACGTTGACAAACCCAACGGCGACCGCTTTTTTCAAAGGGTAGTTTACACGAAAATCGGACCGATAACCGTTGACTTTTTCGTCGTTATGCCACCGGCACAATGGGGATGGATTTACGCCTTGCGAACCGGACCGGACACGTTCAACACTCGGAAGCTATTGCCAGCGATAAAACGTCTCGGATACCGCGCACACGAAGGCCGAATACAAAAACCCTCGGAAAGCAAAGGCGGAATTTTCGGAGACGTTGAACTCTGGGACGATGTCGCAACACCGACAGAATTAGACTTATTCGAACTTCTGGGAATGCCGTTTATAACTCCGGAGAAAAGATCGTGAATAACGAAACGCAACTAACCGGAGACTGGACTGCCGAAGCCGCGATCCTCGGAGGAATATTATTTAATCCAAAACTGGGCAACAGGGTTTTTTCGTATCTCGACGAAACCCATTTTCTAAACGAACAAAACCGGATAGTGTTCAGAGCGATGAGAGAATTGCACGAAGAGAAACAACCGGTTGACATTGTTACGATACCCCGAAGAATCGCATCTATTTCGGAAGGTTTTACCGGAATAAATAAATACCTATCTGAACTTATGAGGATAATTGAGACGGCCTCGCCGGACAACCTCGACCATTATGTCCATCTGTTACACGAAGACGAACGACTCCGAAAAATGCAGGACATAGCCGAATATCTAAAAATCAAAACCAGCATTCGAGACGACAGCGAAGAACTACTCTCATATTTAGCAGAGGAAATAAGAACCCTTCGAACAGGGAAAAGCGGGAAGGACTCGAACAGTTTAAGCGAGATGATGAGACCGCTTCTCGAACACGTTTATTCCGGCGAGAAAATGAAACCAGGGATCAAGGTCGGTTTCCCCAGTCTCGACAGGCTAACATATGGGTTTGGTAACGGTTGGCTGATCCTTATCATGGCGCGACCCAAAACCGGAAAAACCGCGATGATGTTACAAATGGCTTTGCAGGCCGCGAAGTTAAAACATAAGCCCTATGTCTTTAGCTTAGAACAAGGACAGACAGAAATCTCAAATAGGATATTGACGAACAGAGCGAAGTTGAACCACCATTCTGTCCGGTCCGGAGAGTATTCTAAATTTGATATGAACAGAGTAAACAAGTGGTGCGAGGAACTGAATGAATACGGAGACAATATTCATTTCGACACAAGCGCCGTTGTAACTCCGGGGATTATAAAAAGTAAACTGGAAATCGCGATCGATAGATATGGGACGGACATCGCTTTTATTGACTATTCGAAATTTATATCTCTGACAGATACCGCGGGAAAAAAGGGATACCAGATCGAAGGAGAAAAAATTCGAGAAACGAGAATAATCGCGAAGGAACTGGGTATTCCGATTGTGCTTCTCGGACAGGCCGGAAGGTCTGCGACAGAACACACGGACGGACGCCCTCGACCAGAGGATTGGTATGGAGCGGACGCCGCCGCCCAGGACTGCGACATGATGCTGATGTTGTGGAGGCCAGAACTATACGGAGTCGAAACGACAAAATACATGAACCGGCATATCGATACCAAAAACCGGACTTGCATGATTGTCGCCCTATTCCGGCACGGACCGACCGGCGAGATATGGTTCGACTGGGAAGAGTCCCGCCAGATGTTTACCGAGATAGATTGGCGACACGAAGAAGACGACAGGGAATACGATCATTCCCGAACAGACATTTATGGATAACAATAACCGCCCCTACGGGCGAGGAGGCCGACAATGCCTAACATCCTCGCAATAGACCCATCGATAAACAACATGGCCTGGGCTTTCGCAACCTTCGAAGGCGCGAAAAAGAGCGACATCGCAATGGGAATTTTGCATCCAGAAGGGCGATCCCTCGAACCTCGACTCCGGCAGATACGCGAATATTTCGAGAAGCTAACTGTCGAACACCAGCCGGACGTCGTTTATGTCGAAGTGCCGGACGAATGGACGCGGAACAACGGCACGGCGATAATCAAGCTCTGTCGGTCGATCATGGAAGTCATGAGCGCCCTGTCGCTTTACGGTGTTCGAACCGAACTCGCGCCCGTCAAAAAATGGAAAGGCAAACGGGGCAAACCATCAAAAGCGTATTTCGCTTTGACCCATAGGGAATGGCCTGCACGCAACGAACACGAACGCGACGCGGCCATGATCTGGGAGTGGGCGCGAGGACAAGAAACCTTGAAAGGACATTATGCCTCGGACAGATAAAGGTCGCTGGAAATGCTATTGTCCTAATTGCGGAACTCCGCTGAGATATAACGACGGTCGGAAGGAAGGGGAAACCCCCGAGGATTTCGAGGGAATAAGGATATACGTTTGTCCGGAATGCCGGTGGGCAGGACAGACCTCGGAAGAGTTTACGGCCTTCGACATAAAACACCGGACAGCACGAACTTAACATAACTTGTGAAATAATACCCATTATAACGGGGACAAAACTTGACTTTTGCATTCCGGTGTGTATCTTTCAACTGGGAGCAAGGTAGTCTCCTTTGGTTATTGTTGCGAGAAGCCCTCCCGATGTATTTCGCGAGGGCTTTTATAAAAGAAGCGTTATGAGTAAAAAACAAAATAATCTCGGCGACACCATACGGCTTTCCGACCTTCGATTAAATCCTCGAAACCCTCGAACAATTAAGGACAAGAAGTTCGAAGCTCTTGTCAAATCTCTTGCCGACTTTCCGGAGACCCTCGAAAAAAGACCGATAGTAATTGACTCGAGTAACGCGAACATGATCCTCGCGGGAAACCAGAGATATTGCGCGTTGAAAGAACTCGGATATTCTGAAATTCCAAAAGAATGGGTTTCTGATGCCTCGAATTGGTCTGAAAAGAAAAAGGAGAAATTCGTTGTCCTGGACAACGTCGATCCTTATGGGGACTGGGATCTGGATATTCTAAAAGAAGACTATGATACCGAGGACTTGCTGGACATGGGAGTCCTGGAAGAAGTCGATTTATTTGAGGAAGACATGAAGGCCGTCGAGAAGAAAATTGTTACCGAGGAAATCCGCCCATATAAACGAATACACTTTTTAATATCCTTCCACCCCGATGATTATGAGAAGATCCAAAACGAACTAAATACCATTGCCAGTATTCGAGACATAGAGGTCTTGCAGAGTGGAAACTAAAAAGACAAACAACTCTTTTTTATCCGAAAAGGTCGCCCTTCGACTCAGGAACATTCCCGACCAAAAGCGAGTTAAAGTATTGGACGCATATGCCGGAGAAGGAATAATCTGGAACGCAATACAATACCAGCGAAAAGACATCGATTTCGAAGTAACATCGATCGACATAAAAGACTATGGATTGAAAGGATGTCTAAAGGGCGACAATCTCAAAATCATGGGAAATATGTCTCTGGATAACTTCGACATAATAGACCTCGACGCCTATGGAGTGCCGTCAGAGCAAATCGATTTAGTATTCCGGAAACAGTTCAAGGGAATAGTCTTCGCCACGTTTATCCAAACAAGCCTCGGAAAATTCAAGAAAAGAGTCCTTCGGGAATATGGGTTCTCAGATGAGATGATAAAAACTTGCCCAGTTCTATTGTCCAGCAAAAGGAACGAAGCGAAGATCATTAAACACTATATAGCAAGCAAGGGCGTTCGCTCAATTCAATATTATAGATTTAACCGGAAATGGTATATCGCTTTTGACACGAGGGAAGCATAATGCCTTTTGAAGAGGACAAAATGTTCGATTCCCCTGGGGAAGACTTGAACGATCTATTCGAGGAAGGAATTGAGGATACGAACCCCGAACCGGAGAAGGCCGAAGAGTCTGAAACTAAAGATAAGCCCAAGAGACAGAAACTCCGCTCGGTATCGCTTGCCAGAAAAACCGCGAACATATATCGGAGGGCTTTTTCGGAGTGCCAGCTTTTGGACACTTTCGGACCGGACTTTCGTTTTGAAAAAGGAATGAGTTACCACGTTATAACAGCCGGAGACGTGGACGCCCTATCTTTTTTAAGAGTTATTCTCAGACAACAGGATTTGGAATATTGCCTATTCTCGACATGGTGCATGGCTCTGGAGGACGTTTATCAAATTGAAGATTTTCTCAAAACCGGAAGGATAAAGAAAGTCGATGCCTATGTCGGAGAGATATTCCCTGGATCGTATCGGGTCGAATACTCTGCCTTGAAAAATATCCTCGAGAAATACGGCGGAAGGGTTTGCGTATTTAAGAACCATTCTAAAATCTTCGCAGGCAAAGGCGACAAGTTCGCTTTCGGTATAGAGACCAGTGCAAACATAAACACAAATCCTCGGACAGAAAACGGGTGCATAACAATAGGCCAGGACATATTCGAGTTTTATAAAACCTATTTCGATGGAATAAAAAGCTTTATCTGATGTCAAATACTCAGGACATAAATACGATAATCCAAGTCTCGAAAGCTCTGATAAAATCCGGAGTCGAGACCAAAAAGGAACTTGCCGAGAAGCTCGGAATAGGCCAGTCAACACTTTATAAGCGATTGAGAGAGAGTAAAGAACTTCGAGAAGTGTTGAAGGACATGAGTCCTGGGAGAAACAAAATAAAAATCGATTATAAGATTGTCGATAACTTAGCCGGAATACAATGCACAGAAGAGGAGATCGCGACTGTCCTCGGCGTATCGGTCAAGACGTTACAGCGAGATGAAGAATTTAGTCGCGTCTATAAAAGTGCGATAACGAAAGGGAAAAAGAGTCTGAGGCGTTGGCAGTTCGAAACGGCCAAGGCCGGAAACCCGACAATGCAGATTTGGCTCGGCAAAGTTTACCTCGGACAACGCGACCCGAAGGATGTTCGCGTTTCAACGCCCGAAGGGAAGAAACTCGAAATAGAAACCCATAACAAGTTTGACGATGAATTTATTGCAAAGACAGCAGCTATCCTTGCGGAATGCGGTGTCTTCTCGGCCGGAACTCCGGACGATGTTGACGCCGAGACTAAATAGCTTTATTCCGCATAGCCCGACCCCGAAGCAGGCGGCGTTTCTACTTCTGCCAAACCGAGAAGCCTTTTACGGCGGCGCGGCAGGCGGAGGAAAATCGGACGCCCTATTGATGGGCGCTTTGCAATACGTGGACAATCCTAATTATGCCGCCCTAATTGTCCGGAGAAGTTATCGCGATCTCGCTCTGCCAGGGGCGATCATGGACAGAGCATATGATTGGTTAATAAACACACCGGCAAAATGGAACGGCTCGGACAAGACCTGGTTATTCCCCAGCGGTGCGAGATTGACCTTCGGATATGCCGAGGCCGAGAAGGACGTCTATACTTATCGCTCTGCCGAGTTTCAATTCATAGGGATCGACGAGGTTACAGACCTATCGGAATTTATGTATACGTATTTGATGTCTCGACTTCGCCGGTTAAAAGGAAGCAATATAGTCGTAAGAATGAGGTCGGCCTCGAACCCAGGCGGACTCGGACATGAATGGGTCAAGCGGAGGTTCGTTTCCCCAGGAAACCACGATCGACCCTTTATTCCGGCCAAACTCGACGACAACCCCCATCTGGATAAAGAGGACTATGAGAAGTCTCTTGCCGTTCTCGACCCGCTAACAAGACAGAGACTCCGAGAAGGAAACTGGGACGTCATTCCGGAAGGCCGGAAGTTCAAGCGGACATGGTTCGAGGGGAAGATCATTCCGGAGAGCGAAGTGCCGGACAATGTCCTTTGGATTAGAACCTGGGACAGGGCGGCGACCGAACCGAAAAAGGGGCGCGATCCGGACTATACGGTCGGAGGACTAATCGGATTTAATCTCGACGGCCAATGGTTTTTGAAAGACGTTATTCGTTTCCGAGGGACTCCGCTAACAAACAAAAAAATAATCGCAGAGACCGCCGAAAGGGACGGCTGGGAAACTCCGATATGGATCGAACAGGAAGGCGGAAGCTCAGGGAAGGACGTCGCAGACAATTATAAACGAACAGTCCTGCCAGGATACGATGTCCATTTTCTCCGGCCAACCGGAACGAAGGAACTCAGAGCAAACGTCGTTTCGAGTGCCGCCGAAGCCGGAAACTTTTATTTAGTCGAAGGGGCGTGGATCGCAGACTATTTAAACGAGATTTGTGCTTTCCCAAACCCAGCGATACACGACGACCAAGTCGATATGACGAGTCTCGGTTTCCGCGCTCACATGGAAGTCCAACCCAGAATGATAATGCTTGAACCAGGAGCATAGGAGAGATATGTCACGAACTGCCAGAGACACTTTGAAGAAATTTCTCGACGCGTGGATAAACGACGACCTCGCAAACGCTCGGAAGGTTTGCTCGAAAACCTATCTGTTATCGCAGAATAAGGTTCTCGAACTCGAAACCCTTTTTGAAAAGAAACTCGCGGAGGCGACTATCGAAGCGATGGTATCTCTGCCAGGGACAGAATTTATGAAAGACTCCATTCTGTTGCTTCGGTTTGCAGAGGAGAAAAAACCGTTCAAGTTCAGAGTGCGATTAATCTCAGAAAAAGGATATTGCAAACCGGCCAGACCGCCCGAAGGCGACTGGGGAGTGAGGCCGGACAGTATTGTGAGAGTCAAATAATGGACATTTTCGGAATACATATCGGACGCCTAAAAAAAGGGTTAGCCTTACCGCCCAGCGACGCAGACCCAGGGAAACGGTCGAAAAACGAAGGGGAACTCCAAAGCTTTGGATTGACTCAGACCTTGACTCCGCCCAACCCCCAACTTTGGACTTTTGTCGAACAGGCCGCCCTTTATAACGCAGATTTTTCCGGAGCGATCCACACCATAAAAACCCTCGCCGATACCGCCTTCGAAATTCTCAACTCGGACGGCGAAGCTCTGTCGGATAAAGCTCAGGAAATTGTCGATGATTTTACAGAGCGTTGTTTTCCGCTCGGGTCCGGACTCCGAGGATACCAGATTGCCTTAATTCGTTCGTATGCTAAATACGGCGCCCTTTCGACCGAGGCGGAAATCCTGCCGGATCGGTCCGGCATAAAACAACTTTGGGGAGTGCCAGTCCCAGAGATTCAGTTCAAATATATAGACGGAGAATATCGACCGTATCAGAAGGTTTCCGGAGGAGCGATTTCGAACCTTATTGAATTGAATAGCATAACCTATCAATACACTTGCGGAGAACTCTGGAAGGACGGAGCGCCCTATGCCAAACCGCCCTTGTCCGGCGCGGCGGATGCTATTCTCCGAGGCGAGAAAATCCTCGACAATATCGATTTCGTAATTGAAAAAGGAATGATGGGAGTCCGAGACATATCCTTCGATCAGTTACCACCGCCACCAGGATACACCGAGGGAAGTCCGGAACATATCGCAATAAACAAACTAATGCAGGACAAGATTATCGCGTCTGAGAAGAAATACGAAAGGGAAGGATTTCGAGTTCACCACAGCGGAATAAAATACGATATAACTCAGGTCGTTCGAGACACTCGCGGGTTAAAAGATATACACCAGAGCAACGAGGAACTTGTCTCGACCGGCACGGGTATCTCGGAAGCCTTGCTCGGACGTTCGAGGACGACGACAGAGGCTTTCGCTAATGTTATGTATCTACTCGCAACGAACAACGCGGAAACCGCCCAGAGTCTTGTCGCTTCTCATCTGTCTTATTTTATCAATCTCGAACTTGCTTTGAAAGGCGTAAACGAACAAGTCAAAATAGTTCACGAACCGATCCCGTCGCTCGACCCCGAGGCCGAAGCGAAAGCCGAAGAGATACGAATAAACAATACGCTCGCCAAACTATACGCCGGAATTATAGACCTCGAAACAGCCGCCTCGGAACTCGGTTATAAAACTCTGCCAGAGGCCACACAAACCCCGCCAGCGGTCGAGACCCCCGAGAAGGACACAGACTCCGCGGAGAGTAAACGAAAGCTAACCTCGACACGGTTATCGATGCCAGACGGGGAGGCGGACAATCTGTTCAATTCGTTCAAAGGGGCGATCGGAGGCGCGGCGGTCAAAGCTCAGAAAACCGCCCTTGCTCGAATATCGATTTTCCTCGAAGATAAAGTCGCCGGAGACTTCGCGAACGGGGAGGATTTCGCTCGGCAGTTAATGAGTCAACTGGATAACACTTTCATGCAATACGCACCGGACTTCTCGAAAGCCGTCGAGAAAACCGCACCGGCATTTTACGAATACCTTGTCTTGAAAGACGCCTCGGCATGGGGAGGCGCGGCGGCGCCGGTCGAATTTACTTTCGGACAGGGCGCTCAGACCGTAGTGGATTTCGCGAACAGATTCGAACCCCATTTATGCACAACCCTTTGGAGAGACGGGAAACCAGCGACGGACAGCCTATCGCAATACTTGTCTCGGGAATACCTCGAAAAAGGAAACGACATATTCCGGAGACATAGCAAGGCAGGGTTTGACAATTTCCGGAAGGCGTTTACCGGCAAACTCGACCATTTGACCGATATGCAGATTCGAGGCATTGAGGACACTTTCGTTATGAGAATGAGAAACAGCGCTATGCTTGAACAATTCCACCAGGCGGGAGTCCCGCAGGCCAGAATAACATTGACGCCTAACTGTTGCATAGTTTGCGAACCGTTTCAAGGTCAATTGGTTGACGTCGAAAATCAATATAACGGCATGATGAGACAGATGGAAATGTCTCCGGATCAATACCTCGGACATTTGAAAGAGAATAACAGTCTAATCCGGTCCGCCGCGCGACAGAACGACGAACCGTATGAGGATTGGCAGAATAGAACTGAGAAGGTATGGAATGAAATGGCAGGCGCCCAAGTTCAGTTACCGCCATACCATACGCGATGCGAACACGATATAACAACAGCCTAATCGGAGGATCATGAAACGAATACGGAAAATATGCCAAAAATGCGGGAAGTTAATAGAGGTCAAAAGACTGCCAGGCGTCGGAATAGTAGAGCTATTCGAACTCTGCGACCAATGCCAGGCGACCGCAAAGGCCAAACCGGAAACGAAGCCGGAAACCCCTGCGGAGACAAAGGCCGAGACCTCGACCAAACCCAAAGCCAAACCGAAAAAGGGAACGGCCAAAGCCAAACCTAAAAAGGGAAGGAAGGCGAAGGATGTATAAAAAACTTTCGGTCAATAAAGGCAGTGTTGCCCTCGAAGCAGATTTCCCGAACAGGTCTGGACGAATGAGAGCGGTTTCGCCAAACCGTAAACTCGCGACCAAACCGGACCGGCCAGAGGGAATAGCTCAGGAGGAATATATCTCCGAGTATTTCCGGTTTTTGTCCGCGACCATTATCGAAGGACACGAACTAAACATTTCCGAGGAAGTGTTGAAAAAGGCCGTCAAGCTCTGGGAACACAAACCGGTCCAAATAGACCATCGCTTCGACGTAAACGAAAACGTCGGGTTTACCAGCAATCCGGAATGGGACGGCGAAAGCGATCCCCCTGGAATAAACGGCTGGATACACGTCTCGAAAAAAAGAGACGAAGCAAAGGGCTTCGCTATTTCGGAAGGTCTCAAAATGGGTTCGGTTGCGGCGACCTCGGTCTGGTTCTATTTCGACTGGGAGCCGTCTCATCCGGAAATGGAAGAGGATGATTTCTGGATGCTTCTCGGACAGGAGGTCGAAGGCGAACGGGTTACAATTCGAATAACCGAGATAACCGAAGTCTGGGAGCAAACGCTCTGCCTTCTCGGCGCAGATCCAAACGCTCGGAAACTGAGTGCAGACTCGAAACTAAACAAACCGGAACAACCAAAAAACGAAGAAAAGGAAACCCATAAGGAGGAACATATGAAAGAACAGATGATTGCCTTTTTGAAGGCGCTCGGCGTAGAGGTCGAGGACAATGCTTCTCAGGAAACCCTCGAGAAGCTTGTCGCCGAAAACCTCGAAACCGTCAAAACGCTGAGGCGGAAGTCGGAAGGGTTCGACACGATGCTGGAAGCGGTCAGAGACAAAGGGAAATCCGCCCTTAACGCTCTGAAAAAGGCAGGCAAGGAAGTCAATCCGTATCTCGAAAAGATGCTGGAAAAAGACGACCCAGGCGACATTGAGTTCGCGGCGACGGAACTCGAAAAAGCTCTGAAAGACAGCCTGCCGGAAAACGGAAGAAGCTCGAAGGCGGACAAACTCGAAACCGAACCCGAGGAAACTCCGAAATCTCGGAGGGTTTCTGCCGGTGTCGAACATCTCTAAGGAGGACATAGTGAAGCTCAAAATTATACTGGCCTTCATGGGCATAATGCTTCTCGCCTCGGCAGTGCTCGCTTTGGCCGGAGTCAATTATAACATTGTCCCTCGAACATGGTGGGGAAACGCGGCGGACTACATCGAGGAGCGAGACACTTCGTGGTTCGACTATTCCGTAAGCGTATTCACCGGAGCGATGGGAGATACCGCCGACGCGGTTCGAGGGGATATTCGAGATACTGCCACAGTCGTTTGGACAGACAGCTCGGAAGCCCTTCGCGGAGAACTCCGAGATTCGACAAACGCATGGTGGGCGGACACCTCGGCGAATTATTATCCTCGCGGAGGACATCTTAATGTCGGAGCAAACCTTATCCAATTCCAAAGCGCCGCGCCGTTGACAAATACATATTATCTCGGCGTCGATACCGTAACAAATGTCGGCTTGACTGTCTATGATGACCTTATGGTATCGGACAGGCTTATCGCAGATGGTATTCATGCCTTTGGACTTTGGGGATATTCGACCGGATATGCGGACAGCTTTTCCTTGACCGACGACGGCGACACGACCCGTTTCGAGTCCGGAAATCCAATTAAAATAGGCGACGCCTCGCTTATTATTAGCACGGGCGGGGACGTAAGCATAACCGGAGATTTGACGGTCGGAGCAGGCGAGAGCGCGGTCAATATAGTTGACGCAATAGCCGCCATCGATACTACTCTGGATACGATGACAACCGGCTTGTGGCTAAGTACGGAAGGCTCTACTCAACTAAAAACACCGGAACAAATCGCCCTATCTCAAAGGATTACCGCTGAGACAGACCACGAAGAGCATTCAAGTCGTTTCGTGAACAGTAGTGCCGGGAATGCAGTAACAGCGGAAGCCTCGTCTGGCATGGGTATCTACGCAAGTTCGAGTTCAAATATAGGTGTTGCTGGTCATTCTGGTTCGAACTATGGTGGATATTTTTATTCCGGTTCGAGTTATTCTATTCGGTCTGATGGGCATACGTATTTGTTCTCAGATACGATAAGTGTTTCCGTCGTGAGGGATTCGTCTGGGATAACGATAGCCGGAGTCGACACCACAATCGAAACAGTAGAACAATTCCCTTCGGAGTTTTACACTACCGGCGGACAGACAGGCGAAGGTCAAGTTTATGCCGTCGCTTACAGCGAAGGAGATAGCCTCTGGCTATATTACTATTCCGGAGAACTCGATGCTGTAAATGATAGCTTCGTAATTTACGTCCACGAAGAAATGTTTTATTCGGCATTTGATACTACATCAAATATAGATACAGCTTTGACGGTTATTGGAGACGCCCTATTCGCACGGGCTTATGGAAATTATTCTGCCTGGGATAGTCTCCGCGCATCCGTCGTTTATGCCGATTCTTTCGTCGGGACTGCCACGTTCGCGGACTCGGCGGACAGGGCGGTTTATGCCGATAGTGCTCGAGGCGCGGCGGTTGCGGTCTATGCCGATTCGTCTGGTTCGACGGCAAGCTATGCCGTAGTCGCAGATACAATGTTTGCGCAGAAAGCGGAGACAGATACCATTACCGCTAAATGGTTATTCTCAAGCACAGTAGAAATAGATGATACGCTGTATCTCGACAATGGGATATTATCCTCGAACAGCGCAAGTATCGCTATCGACGCTCCAGATAATACCGGCACAACTCCTTATATTATTCTAAACGGAGCCACCGAAGCCGCCGCGCCCGGAGGGGGTGTCAACATTATCGGTGGCAACGGAACGACAGGCGGAGGAATTAATTTACAGGCAGGCGTGGCGAGTTCCCCAGGGCTTTCTGGAAGCGTAGCTATCTCCGGTGGAAGCAACAGCGTAAGCGGAGGTTCGGGCGGTGAGGTAACGATTCTTGGGGGAAACGCAACAGGCGCAGGCATTCAAGCAGGTAAAGTGTCTATAGATGCTGGCAATCCAAAGTCAGGAGCAACCGGTGCACGCGTGAAAATCGCTTATCAGTATGCGTCGGCTTGCTCACTCGGCTACGCAGGTATGAACTTCTATGTTTTGGCAGATTCTTTAATCGGTTCGCCGGTTTGGGAAGGCAACATGGAAGTTACCGGAGATGTTACTGTTGTCAGCGGGCTTTCTATGTTTGGCTCGGCAATAGACTCGACAATATGGGTGGATAACCTTGTCAATAATTATGTTGACAGTTGTTTACACGCCCTCGACATGGACACTACCGCGATGGCCGCCTTGTCGGCTTATCTCGGAGATAACTATCAAGCAAAATCGGACGTATTGACTCAACTCGCGGCGGCTTATGATTCGTTTACGGTCGCGGCGGCGGGTTCTGTCGTAGTCGGATGGACGGTCGGATTATCGGACACGATAACCGACGTTCGGTAAAAATATGAATTCAAAATCTAACATAGGAGGATTTCTCTAATGTCAACACAGAGAACCAAAACTGTCGGGAATTATGATAATCTCGACACCTATCGCGTCGATCCGGCATTTAGCTGCGATTTGACCCCCAGCGATAGGAATACGGCAGGCGACGAATACAAACCGGTAAAGTATTCCGCCGTTTCCTCGGGAAGCACATTGCCGGAGGTTGACCTGCCCAGCGAGGACGACGTCGTTATCGGAATGGTGCATAACATTTCGCCGGACGGCAAAGTCTGCCGAGTTCAGAGGTCAGGTTTTATGGCTTTCCTTTACACGGGGAGCGACCCAACAATCAACACGATGGTCAAGCTAACAGGCAGCGCAACGGCAGGGAAAGTCAAGTGCGTTACGCCCACACTCGGAGCAAAACAGTTCGAGGTCGTGGACGTGGACACCGAAAATTCCATTGTCGAAGTAGTCTGCTAACAAGGAGGAAAACGAATGCACGGAATAGGAATATTCGACAAAAACTTTCCGAGAGTAACTTTGTCAAAAGACGAAGTGCAGGAACATCTCGGAGTTACAACTCCGCCCAGGGACGCGGAAGGAAAGATCGACCTGTCTCAGAGTCCGCTCACAAAACTTCTGGAAAAGAAGGAGCGGGAAGCCCTGGACAGACTCGGCGAAAAAGAAGGACACGCTCTAAAGATCGTAGAACACGGAGCGGAACTCGACGCCTTCCAGCGCCAGCTATTAACTCGCGGAATAGACGGGAGTTCTCCGATGGGAGCTTTACTCGCCGCCTTCTGGAGGCCGGACGAAATCGGTGTTTTCGCAGAATACGTGGAGAGGGCGGTTTTTCTGTCCGAACACACTCTCCAGCCGGACGAAGTCAAGCCCAGCGACATCATTGCCTCGACCAAAGCGGTCAAGGGATCGATGACGGCGACTGTGCCGAGACTTCAACTGGTCGGAACAACCGAACAGAAAAAGGCGAAGCGGACCGTAGCCGGTGCCGGAACAAAGACCTACGAACTCAGCGAGTCCGAGGATACCTATAAACTCGAGGAGTATGGGTTCAAACTCAAAATTCAGGACATCGCGAAGGACTCGGAAACGGTGGATACCGCGAGTCTGATAATCCAGGAACTCGCCGCCGAGAATAACCTTCGGGCAGAAGTCGAGAAAATGGTCGAACTCGCTCTGGACGCAACAGCGGGAACAGGTTTCGACGAAGCCCAGGAGTTCGAGACTTCGACGTTGACCTGGGAAGACATTCTCAAATTTTTCTACGGCGGGAAAAACGCCTCGCGTTTCCCCGATGTCATTTTCACCACAAACTATGCCGAAGGCGCGGTTATCGATATGGTGAATATCCTTAATCTCGCGACCGTTACCGATCCGATGGCAGTCCCTGGTTCTGTTACCTCGGATGTCCTGCCAACCCTTCGAGGCCGGAAGCTCAAATTCCATTCAAGCACAGACTTGAAGGACAAGCTTATCGGTATTCGAAAGAACTTCGGTTTCGTCAAGGCCGAGAACCGGAACGCAATGCAGAGCGAATGGGAACGTATCGCAACCGGAGGGTGGAACGTTTACCATTGGAAGACGAACAAGGCTTTCGGCCTTATCACAGACTCTGCGATTACTCGACTGGTTAAGGCATAAATGTCAATCGCAACCGCTGAATACATTGCCGAGGTCGGAAACTTTTTCGAGACAGAAAACCTCGAATATTTGGCGGCGCCGTTGCGCCGGGCTTCGCTTATTCTGAAACGGTGGACAGGTGCCACAGTTTACGATGCGGCGGCGGAGTCCGGCTCTGGTGATGCTTATAACGCTTTACTCGAAGCAGAGGCGTTGCTCGCGGTTGCGGAAGCCCTGCCAGCCGTAAACAGAGCGGACACCGGCAGAGGGATAACCTTGTCCGTTGGGACAAACTCAGAAGCTGGGTCTCAGACAACGCGATTTCTCGACCCAAAACAGATATCGGAAGAACAAGCTCGACTCCGTAGTGAGGCCGCGATTGTTGCTCAGGACTATCTGTTGTCGAGTTATAAAGGCGGACTGGGACCGGACTTTGTATCGGATAGCGAATGAAGCCAGTAAGACCACAGGAATTAGCGTCTCTATTCCATTCCGCGATTGACAGAGGATTTCGGAGAATGGTGTTCGACGTCGCGAAATTAGCGAAAACGGAGGAAGCCCCTATCATAACGGGTAACCTTCGACGTAGCATAACGGCGCCGGAGTTCAAGTCCGGTTATCCTTTGACAGCGGTGCAACCGATACAGGCGACATATGCGAGGAAAGTGCACGAACGAAACCCATATATGGAACGCTCGGTCGCTCGGAGTCATGCCGAGAATTTCGATACGATTATGGAAGAGGCGTTTAGGAGTGTATTCAAATGAGAAGCATAAAAAACTTTTTCCTTGAATTACTTCTCGACGGCGACGCCGGTTTCGAGGCATATCTCGAAAGCCTCGAAACCGACCCGCCTATCTCTTGCAAAGTATTGAAAGACGGACTGGACGTCTCGGACAGGGCGAAGTCGGAAGATTTTCCTCATTTGGTTATCGATACCATACCGGACAAAATTGTTCGCTCGCCTGCCAGTAGTCCATCGCGCGGCCAGCTTAGGCAGGGGGGTTTTGACGTTGTTATCGCGGTATATCGCGATAAAACATATAAATCCTATTTCGAGACAAAAGAACAGGCAGAAATCCTTATGGAACACTTCGCCGAGTATCTCGACACGAAGAGAGATACCATACGGGCGGCAGGATATTCCGACTTGCGATACCGCGACGACGATGAAAACTGGGGAGTGTTTCTCGCTCGGATCGGCGGAGTCGATTGCGTAGCCGGTCGAATGAAGTTCGGTCTCGAATATGAGTGGTCGCAAGGAGTCGTTATGAAAAACAAACCAATTACACTTAGGAGGAGCTAAATGCCTCAGGTAGAAATAGGACCGGCGTGGTTGATCGCTCAGTATCTCGACCCAGATACCGAAGACCTCGACCCAGTCGGAGATATTGTAAACTTGCTATATAACCAGGAGGTTATTGCCAGGTTTCAAGAGAAGGAATACAAAATTCCTGCGGACAACGCGGCAAGTCATGTCGGACACGTCGCCCTCGGACTGGAAGAAGCATCGATCGCGGCGAAGCTTGTCAGTATCTCGACAGACATTTTGGCCGCCCTTGTCTCGACAGCAAGAACAGACGCGGCGACCGCCTTCGGAGACGAAGACGTTGTCCCGATAACCGGTTTCGGAAGGAAACCGTATTGGAGGGTTCTCGCTATTTTCCCGAATATGCTGGAGTCCGACAATATTTTCTCGGTTGTCGAGTCCGGTGGAGACCTTGTTTGCACAGTCATCGAAATGAGAATTGCGTCGTTCGGCGGCGAAGCCCTCGAATACGCAGGCTCGAAAGACGAAGAGCGGAAACTGCCGTTCAAAGCAAACGCGATGACAAAGGAAGGGATAACCGCAGTCCCTGCGTATATCCAAAGAAACAAAACAATCTCGGTTTCGGCAGGAGAGTTGAACTCAGCAACTTTGTCCGCCTGGCCGATAACTTCACTTTATTCGTAAGGAGGTGAGTGAAAAATGGCGAGAACAATAACAATCCAAATAATCGACGCAGATTCCGGCAATAACCTCGAAGATGTCGCCGTCGCAGTTAAGAAAAACGCGGACGACGCCGAACTGTCAAGCGGAGTTACGGACGTCAACGGCGAATATACCAGCGACGCCCAGACCGCCGCAACAGAGTATTATTTGACTGCCAGCAAGACGGGCTATATTCCGTATGTCAAGCACGGCTCAGGAGCAGGCGAAAACTTCGAGATGAAACTCCATTGGGACAGTCCGACCGCGGACGAAACCCAGGAGATTCAAATCCTTATGATGCCGGAACGGTCGAGAACTCAAATAGTCGTTACCGAAGGCGCAGGAGCGACATCCGGCGCGGCACAGGCGCCCGTTTCCGGAGCGACCGTATTGGTCAAAAAGACCAGCGATAACACTCTTCTCGAAACCCTAACGACCGACAGTAACGGGGTCGCTATTATGGACGAGAGTGCATATGGAGCGGTTGCCCATTATGCCGTCGTTTCGAAGACGGGTTATAATTCCCATACCGTTTACGGACCGTCGTTCGTCAAGGGCGGAACAATCTCGGTTACGCTCGAACAGTCCGTTTCGTTCACGACCTATGAGTTCGCAGGCCGGTTGATCGACGCGGAAGGAAACCCGATTGTCGGAAAGACGTTGAAACTCGAGGTTGCCGGAATGCATAGCATAACGGACAGCGGAGTCGAATACTACGTCGCGACCGGCGAGGTTATTTCCTTGACCAGCGACGAAAACGGGAAATTCTCGAAAGACATTGTCTCAGGACTTCGCGTCAGACCGAAGACCGGTTGGACATCGTATTTCGGTTATCCGGAAAAAGTCGAGTGGACAATATCCGCCGACATCGATCTCGGAGACGGAACAGCCGGAAGCATCTAAACAATAACTCGAACAAGTTCTGGGGAAAGGGAATTTCCCCTTTCCCCAGATACTTATTGAAAGGACAAAATGTCAACTGATAAGAAAAGCACAATCTCGAAAAAACCCACCTCGAACGAGGTTTTGAAAAATACCGAAGAACTCGCGGCCAAGATTGCCGGAAACGCGAGAAACCCTTTGGAACGAAACGTCGGCGCTCTATTTCTCGAAGCTATCGATAGTTTCAAAAAAGGGAAAAAATTCGTCGGGTTCGCTCGGTATGGAATAAGCTGGAGAGAATAATGCAAAAACCGGAGACTTTCAAAATCCCAGGGGCAGAAGGTGAATACCATTGTCCATATATCAATTTCGACCAGCTCGGTCGAATAATTACTCTATTCCCTCGGCTTAAAGACCTGTTGACCGCAACAGAGTTTCGACCGGACGATCCAGACCACCTTTGTTATGCCACCTTGCTGATGGTAACAGAGCGAGACCTATTTAATAAGCTCGCCGCCCTTTGCATATGTCCGGCGTCGAGGGAATACTGGAAGCCGGAGGACTACGACAAAAACCTCGAATTTGTCGGACGTTTGACTCCGGACTATTTAATCGATACCGCCGAAAACGGCGACGCGAGACCAGGGGTTCTCGCTCGATCTTTTTTATTCAGCAACGGCAACTTTCTCGAGGTTTTGAAAAGCTGGGTAAACTCATTCAGGTTGGCGAAGATATTCTCCGGCGAACAGGAGACGCCGGACAATTCTCAGGATACCAGCCGGAAGGATGGGACTGGATCGACGAAACCGTCAAGCTCTGTTCGGGAGGCGACCTTCTCAATGAGCGAAGATACCGGATAGAAATTCCGGTCGTATCTGCGTTGACTTATGTAACTTCGTCTTTAGCAGATGCCTACAATTCCGCCTATAATTCCGACCCAGAAAAATTCCAGGGGCTCGGTTTGGAACATAGGGACTACGGAAATTTGAGATCGATGACACCGGAACAACGCCGAGAATACTACCAGCAGAAAACGAAAGAACATATTGAGAAACTAAAGGCAGGAAATGCTAAATAGGGCGAAAAACAAAAGGAACGACAGCGGACATTTTTTCAGACAGATTAGATGCCAAACCGCTTATTTTCAGGAAAATACCCTAAAAATAGTTAAAGCTATATATATCAATAACTTAACTGTTTGCCATATTGCCTGCCTATGCTGTTTCAAAAATTCTTTAATATACCTATTCGCGAGGTTGGTCCGGCGTTATCTCGGACTATTAACGGCCGTCTATAAGCGTTTTGAGAAAATATTTCTCAAAATTATTTTCGCCCGCAAAGCCTATGAATTGGGTTTTTGGCACGGAGCTTGCTAATGTCGAACTTTACAATCAAATTACTTCTCGAAGGCGCGGAACGAGCTAAACAAGCGATGGCCGGAGTCGCGAACGAAGCGAAACGCGCGAACAATCAGACTAAGCCCGTAAACGCCAGGTTGCCAGAAACTACCAAAGGCGTAAAGAGTCTCGGCGGAGAACTCAAAGGTCTTGCTAATAGTTGGATCGGAACGGCGGCGGCGGTCGGTCTATTCGTTGCCGGTGCGCGGGATGCCTATAAAGGCGCGATGAGTCTCGAGGAGGGTTTGCAAAATGTATCGACTTTACTCGGCGACCAGTCCGAGAGATTAATTCCAAAATACCGACAAGGCATTCTCGACATATCCTCAGAATACGGAATTGCCGTCGAGAATTTTAACGAACCCCTTTACAATTTGATATCGCGAGGAGTGGACGCCGAAAACGTTCTCGCCGTTCTCGAAAGGGCGTCTCGACTATCGATAACAGGCGTCGCCGACTTAGGCGAGGCGGTTGATGCGACGACAACCGTATTGAATGCTTTCAATATGGATGTCAACGAAACCGACCGAGTCATGGCCGTTCTGCAGAAGGGAACAAAGGACGGCGCGACCACAGTCGGAGAAATGGGTCGATTTCTATTTCAGGCCGCACCAGCGGCCTCGGCTCTGGGAGTTAGCATCGAACAGGTTGTCGCCGCGAACGCGACCTTGACGAAGTCCGGAACACCGACATCTATTGCGATGGTGCAAATACGCGCGGCGCTTATGGAATTGTCAAAATCCGGAACTTCTGCCTCGACAGCTTTCAAGGAAGCGGCAGGCGTCGGATTCAAGGAATTTATTGAACAGGGCGGAAGCCTGCAGGAAGCGATGGTAATCCTTCAAGAACACGCCGATAAAACCGGCGTCGGAGTAAACGACCTATTCGCGAATGTTCGAGGCGGAATGGCCGCCCTCGGTCTTGCCGGTAAAAACGCCGAAGGCGCGGCGGCGGATCTCGAGTCTATGAAAGACGCGGCGGGAGAAGTCGAAAAGGCTATGGAAGCGGCGGAGCAAAACCCAGCTTTCAAAATGAAACAGGCGAAAGAGACATTTAGAAACCTTTGGGTTTTCCTAATGGGTAAACTTCTGCCGGTTTTGGCCGGACTCGCTTCTGGTGTCGTTAAGGTATTCAAAACAATAGGTGTCGCTTTCGAGGCAGGTTTCCGCCAGTTGTTTAATCTAAAGCAAGCTATTGTTGATTTCTGGGGATACTTAACTGGGTCGGCTAAAAAGACATTTTCCGCTGTTCGAAAAGCCCTAAAAGGCGACTTGAAAGGCGCGGTCGAAGACCTTAAATCCGTTGGGGAGGACTTCAAAAATACAACCGGCGACATCATGGACAGAGAGAAGGATGTCCAAAAAACCGCCCTCGGAGATATAAAGGACATCTGGGGACAGAGCGGAAAGGATATGCTATTCGAACTCGGCGGAGGAATGCAGGACGGAGAGCAAGACCTATTGGACATAACCGGCGAAATCGGAGCGAACGCCGGAGAGGAAGCCGGAAAATCATTTCTCGAAAAATTCGAGGAGAAACTAAGCGAAAAAGAAAAACTCCGCGGACTTGCCGAGAAGTATTTCTCCGAGGTGTTCGGAAACCCCGAGAATATAAACGTCGAAGAGTCCTTCGGGAAGTTAATGTCTCATATTGCCAGTATTCCGGTTACCGCCGAAGAAGAGGCGGCCTTGATCGATATAGTCCAGGAACGCCTCGACATTGTCGCAGATGTAGCAAAGGAAAAATTGCCGGACGTTTGGTCGGAAGCCTTCGGCGGAGGAATGCCGGTGTCCGAGGAAATGGAAGGTCTCGACTTAGACCTCGCCAGCGAACTCGACGTTTCCGGATGGGACTATTTTCAGACCCATGCTATACAAAGCATGAAAGCAATCGGAGAAGCGGCGCCAGGGATATTAAATCCAATAGCAGACTTGACCGCTCAGTTATCCGCGAAAACGATCGCGAACAAGGAACGGGAAATCGAAGCGGTTCGCGCCCTCGGACTTGCCGAAGAGGAAGAGCGTAAACGAATTGAAAAAATAAACAGCGAATACGCCGAGAAAGAAAGAAAAATCGCGATGGCACAAAGGGCTATTAAAATAGCTCAGGCTATTTCTAACACAGCCCTTGCGATAACGAACGCCCTCGCTAAAGGCGGACCGCCACCGCTCAATATAATCCAAGCCGGTCTTGCCGGTGCGACAGGTGCGGCGCAGGTCGCGACTATTGCCGCCCAGCCGTATTATTTCGGAGGTATTCTCCCAGCGGGACAGCCTGGATATTTCGAGGGACAACGCGATGAGTTAGTAACTCCGTTGAAAGGCGCGGGAAGTTTCGAGGCTATTGCGAAAACCTATCTTGTGCCGGACATACTTCGAGAATTGAACGAACAGCGTCGAGGATACGCCGGAAGAAACGAAATCGTAAACGTTACAAACAATAATTATAACGCACCAGTCTTGAACTCGGACGCCGCCGCCGTTGACCAATGGCAGAGGCGAGGAGCGAAAGCTAATGCGGACCGATTGAAGAAAATGCGGGAGGTATTTTAATGCCGACCTATTTGACGCCGAAGACCTGGGGCGACGGAGTAACAAACCCGCAGTTTTTAATAACTGGACCAGGCGGGACTCTGGACGTTTTGATGCCGCCCTTGCTCGAAGCCTTCGAACCAGAACTCAACGAAGGAATTATAAAAACCGCTAAATACACCGGACGAATTGCAAAGGTATTGAGAGGGAATACCTGGGACGCGAGACTCCATTGGATATTGACCGCAGACAGACCAGTTCTCAGAGGGAACGGAATGGAAGTCTTGCCAGACCTAAACTATCTGGACGTTATCTATTATCTGTTGAACGTTGACGCGAAAATGGACACCGTCTCCGGTTGTTCGATTTACTTCTCGCCACACGGTCAGGACATGAGAGCACCAGCGGAGGCGCGGGACTTTCGAGGACATTCCGGCATTGCCGGTTGGCCGATGGTGAAAATACGCCTCACGAACAGAGCGGACATTCTCAGGGCGCTTGCCCAGAAAACGGTTGCGAAGGACGTTACTCTGGAAATACGGACAGACGGATATATTGAAAGAATACCCATAAACACAGCGAAACCGCCAAAGGTTATTTACGAACTATGAGTGTTTTTTATGGAATACAGGCATACCTATTGAACGACGAAGGGGAATGGGTTACTTGCTCAGAAAGCGGCTTGCCTATAAGCTCGGCAGAACCGATGAACCCAGGACATTTCGGCAGGGACTTCGCCCGAGGAAGAATACTGTCGGACGGACCGATAAGATACGCCCTCGCGAAAGGTTTCCGGAGCGTTGAAGGATCGCCGTTGTCTCTTGTCCTAAACAATCTCGACGGTTCGTTCGGTTCTATTGACGGCAGACCGCCCTTTGATATGTTCGTTTGCAATAAGGACAAATATCTTTTGATGTTATCGGTTTGCGTTGACAGAGCGGAGATCCGGCACAGTTCGCCGGAGTTCGTCGAGTCCGGCCCAGGTGTTTGTGTTTGGCGCGGGTTTCTCGAAAACACAAAATATTTGAAAGGCGGAGACGAAGTATCCTTCGAGTTCGGCGATTTGACATACTGGGCGGGACAATTCCAAACATCTCAGAATTACGCTCTGATTGACCGCGAGGAACTTTTTAACGCCCTCGCGGACAAACTGCCTTTTGTAGTTGGAGACGAAGCGGACCCAGACGATCATGGTGTGGACATGGATGTCGAAGAACCCCCGCCATGCTGGGACATGAGACTTTTGAACACATTGCAGAGCATAACAAAAACCAGCGACCCCGTTGAAATAGCAAGAAAAGACGAAACGACGTTGTGGCTTAGACAGGGGAGTGTGGTTTGGGAAATTGACGTCGAGACCGGAGAGACAATACCTGGGACGGCGCTTTCGAGTGCTAACTTCGAACCGCCAGACAGTTACAACAGGGGAAGATTTATTCATGATCCTAACGTCTTATTTGGTGTCGATTATGGATTGTCTTCGCCAGTCCCATTTTATAAAGACGGGACAGAGGAAGTCCCAGACCAAACAACCCCCTTTAATAACGTTGTTTATACGTGGAAAATGTCCGCAGACGGCTCAGAAATATATATCTATTTCTCGAACTGGGACGATACTACATTCTCTTGGTCGGCTTTAATGGCGACCACCTTCGGACCGAAAGACACTTATGGACAAAGTAATTGGAGTATAGTTTTAGGACGAACTGTCGGAGGGACTCATATTCGAGTTTTGACGCCAGAGAGCAACATGAAGGGATATTATTACTCATCCCCAGACGAAGGGGAATTTCTTTATACTCGAACAGGACAAATCCTTCATTATGTCCGAGGGCACAAAATCGAAGGCGATGAATACCCATTTCTCGGATATCGCAGAGAAACAAAAACCTGGATTTGGACACGAATAAACGACGATTTTTCTCTTGAAACAAAACAAGCTTTTATTGTCGGAGAAGCCTCGGACAGAGCGGCCTCGGTTAGTAAACATTCTCTTTATTATCTAAACACAGCCCGATATCCGAATTGTCTCTGTTACGTTGACCGCGAGGACGATATCGATGTCCTTGTAATCGTAAACGACAAATTCGAACTCCTCGAAAAACTATACCCAGGCGAAAGGCCGGTTTCCGCCAGCGGAGACAACACTGCGGAAAGCATTGCATCGATGACTTTGACCGGCGAGGACGATCTGCCGACCATGATCGGATATTGTCCGCAGGGACACGAAGGTTTTATCGACGACGCCCTTCATATTGCGAGACTGAACAAGGACCGGCCAGAGACACTTTCGAGGGGAAAGTGGGAGGATGTATCTGTCGGCAAAGCTCTGAGCGAAGCAGTTAAGCCCTGGGGCGCGTGGTCGTGGATTAAGCCTAATATGAGATTAGCAATAAACAACCCAGGAGCGACACCGCCCAGGACGACTTTCGACCTTTGGCCGGAAGTATCTGATAACGACGGCGACGAAGACAGCGTCGGATATTGGGAAGAGCAATACGAAAGAATAGTTTGTAAATACGGCGCCGGTCGAGAAGTCTCGATCGGAACAAAAAAATGGAATTATAAGGACGGAAGTCTCGACCTCGAAAACGTCGTTTTTTCTCAGGATCATGCCGAGAAACTTGCCTTGCAGGAATTTCTAATTTACAACCCATTTCGCCTCGCGGTTGACGCCCCCTTGTATCGGGGGATATTACTCGGACTATGGCAGGCTATGATTTTGCATAGGGAATGGGTTTCGACAGAAACGGAATTAAACCAATACAGTTTGACCGGTTTTGTGAAAGGTATAGAAAAACCGATAACGCTCGGAGAAGTCTGGACAGAAATAGAATTCTGGATTGTGGTCTTTTTTTATGATGTCCAATGGGGTTGGTATTATCTCGGAATGGACAACCCAGACGCACCTTGTCCGGCGTCAGGAGCGCCCTGGTGCGGAACGGTATTTCTCGGCGACGAACTCGGATACACTCCGGATATTAGCGAAATGCTTCGAGACTTATTCGACTCCATTCTCGACGCCTTGAACGATCCAGTCTGGGAAGGCGATTTCGAGACCTGGTGGGAAATGAATTATCTAACATACTGGTCAGAGATATACGCAATAATAGAAGCCTTGCACGAAATAGGATATTTTGAGGAAGAGGAGGACTAAAGGCATATGGGAAACGGAAGCCCAGACTATACAATCGGCGGACTGACAGCGACCTCGAAAGAGCACGATCGCCGTATAATCAATTTGGAAACGGAAATGGGAACAATGAAACAATGTATTGACCGATTCAAAGGAAGCGTCTCAACGCTCAAATGGATTGCTCTATTCGTCGGATTTTCTTCGATAGTGAATTTCGCGACGGTGTTAGTTCAATCAATCAGATAAACCAAAAACGAAACAGGAGGACGAAATGAAAAAAACAATTCTCGGACTACTCGCTCTGGTTCTAATTTTCGGAGCTGGAGTATTGTTCGCAGAGGTCGCCGGAGGAGAAATTCCCCTTCCGCCCGAACCGGAAATTCCTTCGATACTCGACTGGATCATGGAAAACCTTTGGGGTTTTATCCTCGGAGGTCTGGGCGCTTTCGGAATATCGATCGCGATATTCTGGAAGGTATCTCGACAGGTCGGTGAATTTCTACTTGCCGTCGCCGAGTTCGGCGAAGGGGGAGGAGACTGGGCAACAGTAAAAAAGGAATTCCTGGACATTATTCAGCTATTCCGAAACTCGAACCCGCTGGACACCGAGAAGGGCATTAAAAAGGCGACTCATATCGTAAGCGGGAAAACCAAACATCGATAAGGAGAAGCATGAAAGCAAAGGGAATATTAATCCTCTGCCTTCTGGTTTTCGTATCTTTAGGACAGACCACAGGTCTATTTCTCGAAATGGGATTAGCCCCGCCGTCTGGACAATACCGAACGGCGGTCGGCCTTGTGGATATCAATGTCCTCGGAAAGGGGACAGCATTCGGCTCAGAGTTGGCCGCCGTTGACTCGAAAAGTCTCCTGGGTTGTTACCATGAGACGAGTTACTCGAAAGAAATCTGGGCGGGTCTGGGACTCCGTGCAGGGTATAGGAAAGGACTCTGTTACATCATAACCGAGGAACGGGCAGGAGTAACGACAGGAGCGTCTTTTTCCGTATTCTGGAATTGGGCAGAACTTCTCGCGACCTATACCGCGGTAACATACGTCAAGGACTCTGTTGTCCGCTCGGCGTCGTCGTGGCATATCGGTTTGGCCTTTAGTTTATTGTGGAGTTCTAATCCATGATAGGCGAACAGGACAAAGGGGAGAAGTATCTCAGCCGGAATTTTCAAGCGAAAGAGTTCGCTTGTTATTGCGGTTGTGGGTTTGGATTGAACGACGGAGACGTCTCAGAACTTGCCGTCGCTAAATTGCAAACCCTTCGAGACATAATCCAAAAGAAAACCGGCGTCGAAGTGCCTTTGCGAATTACTCCGAAAGGCGGATGTCGATGTCCGGAGGCAAACCGGAAAGCAGGCGGAGCGATGCCGGACTCAAGAACCGGTGCGCCAGGGAGCGCCCACCTTCGAGGCGCCGGATTCGACATTCTGCCAGTTTGGGGTTGGCCCAAAACCTATAATGTAACCGGCTTGACAAGACTGGACATCGTAAAGCTCGCGGAAGATGTCTTCGCCGAGGGCGGAGTCGGTTCGAACAGATACGGCGCGGACGGAATAATCCACATCGATTATGATCCAATCCTAATTGAGTGGAAACGCTTTCGGCGCTGGTAAACAATAAACCCCCTATAAGCCCCTTCGACAAATACCCCAGCTCGGAGGGGCTTCCCCCCCTATAAACCCCCGATCTATTCCGGACCGATTCGGTCATTTTTGCCGAGAAAATGGACTCCGGAAAAAACTTTTTTTCGAGTTTTTTCCGGCGTTGCCTTCAAAAGGCGTTAATACAATGTCTCAGGGAAAAACTTTTTTTCATTTTTTCAAAATATG